GCCCTCCTCTGCACAAACGTAACCCTGTAAAATCGCTTGCAAAATGTCAGTAAATTTCTCAAACTCGGGAGGGGTCAGGGGTGACAAACGAGCAACTGCCGGACAGGCAGCCCAGCCGCAGCGATCTGCAGCACGTCGAAACGGCAGTGAAACAAGGCTGGGACATTCCAGCCGCGGTGTTTTCCGAGCTGCCGCAAAAACTGTGGAAGATCGTTCAGGCCGGAAAACCACGCGAGGCCATTCGGGCCGCAAACATTCTCCGCATGTTGAACGAGTCGAACGCACCAAGTATCCCGGCGGTGCACCTGCACGCACCGATACCGACACCACCAGCACCAGAGGCGACTCATGACGACGGACCTCAGGGACCTGCAGAGCCTTCTGAGCGGATCCAGCGACTCCGAGCTATCCTTGCTGACTACCAGCGAGAGGCAGGCATTGGAGCGATTGTTGTCGAACCAGCGGCAGAGTCAGCTGGACCAGCGGCAGCAGGAGCAGGAGGCGGCAGCAGCCCGCCGCCGGCTGCAGAACCGCGAGAAGGTGGCGAGGCACCGAGCAGCCCTGCGGGAGATCGGCGAAATACCCGCCGTGGCAGACCCCGCAAAAAGGGCTCTGTGTGATCAGTCACTCAAGGCGTTCCTCGAGCACTGTTTCCCCGACATATTCCACCTCGAATTCTCCGCCGCCCATCTCGATTTGATCGCGGCAATTGAGCGGGCCGCCACCCATGGTGGATACGAGGCTTTCGCGTGCGAGCGCGGCTTCGGTAAGACGCAGCTGTCGATCGGTGCCGCGGTGTGGGGGTGCCTGACCGGCAGGGTTCGGTACGCCCTGATCATCGGGGCAAACGCCGATATGGCCACAGCCCAACGTGAGGGCATCAAGCGCCGCCTCGAGACCTCGCCGCCACTGTTCGGCCTGTACCCCGAGATCTGTTACCCGATGCGGACACTGGCCGGCAGCCAGAAAAACTCAGCCACGTATCGCGGCGAGCTGCTGCGGATCCGCTCCCGCCCTGATCTGGTCCTGCCACGCATCCCTGGAGCCCCGGGATCTGAGGCTGTGATTTCATGCACCGGTATCGACTCAGGGTCGATCCGTGGCCGGTACTATGACAGGGCCGACGGGACAACGGTCCGCCCCGAGCTGGTGATGCTGGACGACCCGCAGGACGACAACACGGCGAAGCAACCCAAAGAGGTTGAGTCACGCTCAAAAAAGATCCGGCAGGCCGTGGCCGGCACCCGTGGCCCAGGCGAAAAGCTGGCCATCCTCATGCCCTGCACAGTCATTGCAAAGCGGGATCTGGCCTACGAATTCACCGACAGAGACCAGCGCCCCGAGTGGTCCGGCCGCCGCGTTCCTGCCATGCCACGCATGCCCGATGACCTGCAGCTGGATCACCCGCTGTGGCACCACTACGACGAACTCCGCCGCGAGGACCTGGCCGGCGGCGACAAGGACCGCAAGCGAGCGACGCAGTACTATCTGGACAACCGGGAGGCGATGAGCCGCGGGGCCGAAATCACGTGGCCCAGCCGCATCGAGAAGGGCTGCGCCGACGCCCTGCAGGGCCTGATGGACAAGTACCTGAGCGACCGCATGTCATTCCTCGCTGAGCAGCAGCAGGACCCGCAGGGCGATGATGATCTGTCGATCTATCTGGACTACGCTGGCATCCTCTCGCGATACAACGGCATCCGCCGCGGTCAGATTCCCTCGCAGGCCTCGATTGTGCTCACTGGGATCGACGTTCAGGAGCACCTGCTGTACTGGACTCAGATTGCATGGTCCGATCAGCTCACCGGCTGGATAATCGAACGAGATACATTCCCCCGCCAGCCCGTGGCGGACTTCCATCACCTGCGACCGCCGCGGACGATTCACCAGTGGGCCCGAACAAAATTCCCGCTGCAACAAATGTCGTGGGAGGAGGAGCACAGCGCCGCGATCGTCGAGCTGCTGGACAATCTTCCGCAGCCGAAGGGCCTCACCATGGGCCCGATGATGATCGACAACCGATGGCACAAGGCCCAGGACGTGGTCCACAGGCTGGCGTCAGATTCACGCTATTCCGGCCGCCTGATTCCGGCTGGTGGTCTGTTCATTTCGGGCAATGAAATCCCGATCAGCTCCCGCAAAATGCAGCCCGGCAGCAAACGCATCGACAAGGCAGTTGAGTGGTACACCAAACGCGAAGGAAGTAACCGCAGGATGCTGCTGTTCGATGCGAATTTCTACCGCTCGCAGCTGCAAAAGGGGCTGGCGGCCGATCCCGGTTTGCCGGGCTCGATCACGTACAACGGCACCGCACCGGACACGATTCTGGCGAATCACCTCGCCGCCAAAGTGGTGAAGAAATCCGCCGAGACCAAACGCGAGGTTGAGGTGTGGCAGAACAAGCCCGGCATCGACCAGGATCACTGGCTGGACTGCTGTGTCCTGTGTCGAGTCGGGGCTGAACTGGCTGGGTTCCGGGCAAGTGGCGAGCGGAAAACGGCACAGAAAAAACGCAGACTCACGCAGGCCGATCTACTCGCAAAACTGGACCGCAAAAAATGACCCGACAGGAACACGGCTGCAATTTGCCAGACGAGTGCGATCGGTGCGGATGTCCGCGGTTCACGATCGTTCGCCAGTACAAAACCCGCGGATTCATCAACGCGGTGTGGAAATGTGACTTCTGTCACGCTATGACTCGGACGCAGACCAAAAACACTTGGATCGAGAAAAAACGGGCTGAGGAGGCGAAGGACGATGGAAATAAACGACGCGGCAAACGCCCCCCTGAGAAGCGTAATTGGTGGTGAGACAATCGAGGAACACAACCTCAGGGACCGCATTGCTTACGAGCAGTGGAAGGCCCAGCAAGACGCCGCCGCCGCCCTGCCTGATGGCCGTTCGATGATTCGCAGAACCCGACTCACACACACGAGACCCTGAGCCATGGCACGCAAGAAAAATCGAGTCACCAAACAGGCCGCACGTGTTCGCCACGAGCGGCAGCGGGTTGCCCAGATCGTCGACGTCCAGCGGAATCAGGAAACGCTGAACGCCGCGTTCGATTTCGCTGAGCTGAACCCCGAACTGAACGAGCTGTTCGCGCGAGCGAAACACGAATCCGGCATGACTGGATACGATCGGCAGGCCCGCCGCACGCTGATCGACCGCAGCCGCTACGAGATCCTGCAGGCGAACAAATGGTTTCAGGGCTCAGCCCGAGCTGCGGTCACGTGGGTTATCGGCCGCGGACCATTTCTCGAGGTCAAAATACAGGGCAACGCCGAAGCCGCTCGCAGTGTTGAGCAGCTGTTTAACCAGTGGTTTAGGCTGCGAAATGGACCACGCAAGTTGCGTGTTATGTGCTGGTCAAAAATCACCGATGGCACCGGCCTTGCGATGGTCACAAATTACCCTCAGGCGATTCCTGACGGACCGGCAACAGTACGCGACATTTCGCTGAATTTCGTGCCGTTTGAGGAGGACCAGATTCAGCAGCCCTTCGCTGATTTGTACGGCGAGGCATTCAACACCAGATACCTGCTGGACGGCAAGGAGCTGAACGACCAGGGCGACCCGGTTCGCTACTATGTTTTGCCCTATCATCCGGCCGACGAACCCGCACTAAATCCGAAGCCGATCGACGCGGAATTTGTGATCGACGTCTGGGACTGGAAGCGACCCTCGCAGGGCCGCGGTTATCCCGAAATGGCGACGTCGATCGGCGAGGGGCCGATGCTGCGCACCTATGATCGGGCTGTGGTCGACGCTGCCGCAACGGCCGCGAAACACACAGTCCTGATCGAGACCAATGTCAGCACCTTCCCCGACGGTGATGAGAATTATGATCCGGTTGAGGCTGGGGCAACCATGCCGATCGGGTATGGCATGCAGTCGTTTTTGCCTGCTGGCCACAAGGCCACGCAGATGAAGCCCGAACAGCCCACAGCACAGCACGGGGACTTCGTCCGGACCAACACCGCGGGGGCAGCTCGACCGCTGGGGCAGCCCTCGCAGATTGCGACCGGGGACGCGGGCGGAATGAATTTCGCCGGTGGTCAGTTGGGCCGGCAGGACTATGAGGCGGACGTCGACATTCAGCGGCAGGACTGGGAGACGCTCTGCCTCGACAAGCTGCTGAGGCACTTCCTCGATGAAGCTGTTTTGCTGGGGCTGATCCCGGCGGACATTGCCGAGCTCGCTGAGTTGTCGCATGAGTGGCGATGGACTCGCCGCCGGCATCAGGACACAAATCGAGAGTACACTGGACGACAGAAGGCCTGCGCCTCCGGCCTTACCTCTCCCGCATTCTGGCAGGAAGATGATGGAGTCGATCCAGAGGAAGAGGATCTGGCCTCAGCCCGATCCTACGGACTCACCATCGAGCAGTTTCGTGAGGCCCGATTCCGCACGCTATTCCCGGAAGCCGCACTGGCAATTCTCGGGCCGGGACAGACACCGCAACGCACCGCACCAGCACAGAGAGGACAGCAGCCCGATGGTCAGCAGCAAACTCAGAATTGAGGCATCAAACCCGGTAAACATGCCAATCCCCGGCGGACTGGCGACACTCGAGACGATCGAAGCCGCCGGCGGTTCGAAGGTCCGCAAATTCAACCTGCTGGCATACACTGGCGGAAAAGCGTACATCCCCGGCCGATCCATGCCAGTCGTGTTCGATTTGTCGACGATGAAATTGGTTGACGGCATGCCAGTACCGCTGCTGCTGGACCACGACAACACGCAGCCGGTGGGCCATGCTGAGGCGATTAAGATCGGTGCGAGCTCGATCACTGCGACAGGCTACGCGAGCGCGGAAACCGAGTGGCGTGACCGCGTGGTGAACAGTGCCGCCAACGGATTCCAGTGGCAGTTATCGGTTGGCGTGGTGGTCGACCGGTCAAACATCCTGGAGATTCCAGAGGGCCGTTCAGAAAATTTGAATGGACAGCTGTTGACAGGCCCATTCTTGCTCGCTAGGCATGCCGAGCTAAGAGAGATCACATTCACCGCGACCGGCGCAGACGCCGGTGGAGCGGTGGCAAAATTAGCCGCCAGTTTTGGCACACTCGCACAGGAGCCGACCGCAGTGAAATTTTCTCAATACCTGACCTCGCTGGGGCTGACGGTGGCAATGCTGAGCGCTGACGCCCTCACCGCACTCCGGACCGCATGGAGAGGCGCCAACGCAGACGCCGAGGACGACGTCCCACAGCCCGCCTCCGCTCCGGCTGCCCAGGGCGACGCTCAGGCCGCTCCGCCCGCCCAGGGTGACGCTCAGCCCGCAGCTGGCCAGCAGCAGGCACAGCCCGGCGACAATCGCCCGACGATCTCCCAGTATGAGCAGGACGCCGCAGCACAGGTTCAGCGAGTCGAAGCCCTGACCGCCCTGAATGCCTCGCTGCAGCCGCCGGCAATCGACGGTCAGTCTGCACTCGCTCACGCGATCACCAATCGCTGGACTCCGGAGCGATTCGAGTTGCACGCTCTCCGCTCTCGCCGCCCTCAGGCTCCGGCTGTGCACACTCCGGCAGCTCCTGACCGCGACCTGATTCAGGCCTCGCTGGCGATCGCATTTGCTGATCGTCTCGGGGTTCGGCCCGACCACCCAGTCTATGAAGCCCGCGATTCGCGGATCTCGCTGAATGCCAGCCTTCGCCGGCCGGTGAATGATCAGTTCCGCCAGCGGGCAATGGATCAGGCTGACCGCTACCGCGGGCACGGAATGGTTGAGCTGTTCGCGCAGGCTGCACGCCTCAGCGGTCAGGATCTGGCATCTCTGGGCCACTGGCGTTCTGATGAGTGGCTGCGAGCCGCATTCAGTTCGACCGCAATTACCGACATGTACACGCAAGCCCTCAACGCGCGCGTGATGGCATCGTGGGTTGAACAGACCAGCGAGCTGATGCAGCTCGTCACCGAAAGCGACGTTCAGAATTTCATGGCCGCAGAACGCAAGGCCTTGGAACTCACTGGTGGTGCCCCTCGCCCGCTCCCGAATCAGGGTGTGGCGAAGGACATCAGCATGAGTGCAAACGGCGAACAGATCCGAGCGAAAATGTACGCTGACCGGTTCCAGTTCTCTGAGCAGGACCTGATCGACGAACGCTTCGACACGCTCCGCCAGGCTGGTGCAGTCATGGGCCAGCGGAGCCGCCGTTTGCTCTATGACCTGATCGCTTACGTGTTGATCGCGAATCCGACCATGTCGAATACGCGAGCGTTCTTCAACACGACCGACGGGAACCTGCGAACCAGCAAGGCCCTGAACCGCGACAACCTGATCAGCGGCCTGACCGCCTTCGAGACGCAGCAGGAAAACGGCGTGAATATCGACGTCCGCCCGACTCACCTGATTGTGAGCCGAGCGGCCCGATTCACCGCCGCGGAACTGCTGAGCCCGTCTGCACTGATCACCGGCGAGAATGCGACCCGCAGCTCTCTGAACGTTCTGGCAGGCCAGATCGGTGGTGTGCTGAGCGACGCCCGAATCGACAACGGATTCACGGACCCGACCGACGCTGCCGACATTCCGGCGACGGTGGCCGGTGTGCCCACCACGTGGTGGATTGCAGACGCCACACAGCCGGCGATCGAGCTGGTTTACGTGGCCGGACTGGGCCGCGTTCCACGCCTGCGAACCGGCACCCTTGGCAATGGCATGTTCGGATTCTGGTACGATTGCAGCATGGCCGCAGGTATCGCACCAGTCCGCCGCAAGTCGGTTCAGCGTAACAACGCCTGATCCATCTGAATCACCCTCCGGAAGTGTCTGAGACTAACCATGAAGCCCTGCCTGATTGAACGACGATTCATCGACGATGGCGTGACCTATGAGCCAGGGGATACCGCTGAGTTCGATGACGCTCGAGCTGTTCAGTTGGCCGCTTTTGGGCTGGTCTCAGACGCTCCGGAGGCTGCTTTTGAACTCAATACTGATCCTGAATCCGCAGAACAAAACGAGGCTGAGACGCAGCCCAAACGCAAGAGGAGTAAATGACGATGGGCGCGACTGTGCACGGCGAATATTCGACTGTCGAGAACGTTACCGCACTGCGAGCTGTGAGCAGTGGTCACCTGCATGAGTGCCCCGATGGCCGCATCGGCTATTACGGTGGCACACAGAACGTGGCCAGCGGTGCGGTGATTCCGTCACTCGAGACCGAGGTGGTCCTGAAGATCACCGCCGGCAATTTTGCGGCGATCGCTGCTGGCCAGCCGGCACGGATCAACATGACCACGCAGAATTTGGCACTGACTGGAACTGTGATCGGCACCTATGTGAAGGACAAGGCCCTGAACGCCGCCTTCGGTGTGGTGGCCCTGAACAACGCTGGGCAGCCGGCAAACACCGCACAGATCCCGACAACCACAACGACCGTCTGATCAACCAATTGATCGAACGAACAACCCCTCCGCAGGTTGCAGTGCGAAAGCCTGCAGCCTGCTTTTTTTGAGACCACAATGAGCCGCCGAACCGAAGCCGCCGCACACGTCAGAACACGGATCAAAGCCGTGGCTGGCGACACTGCGACGATCACGCGAGGCGATGAAACGATTGCGGCGAACATACTGATCACCAAAGTCAGCAGCCGCAAAAATCTGCAGTCGTTCGGTGGTGATTTCACGGTGGACTCGAATGAGCAGCTGTGGATCATCGGCCTCGATGTTTGCGGCGAGGATCTGCAGATTGGTGATCTGATTACGGTGGATGAAATTGAGTATCGAGTCTGTGAGTCGGCAACGACTGGCAGACATTGGCAGTGGTGGAACAACGACAACTCAGCGAAGATCTACACCTCGAGGCAGTGGCAATGAGCGGGCAGGATTTTGCAATCCGGATGACGGTGAAACAGGCTAAGACCCTGTTCCTCGATCGTCCTGCAATAATCAGCCGCCTCGACAAAGTGGCCCGCCGCCGCCTGGCCACGTTCGGGGCCTACGTCATGCGAGTGGCTCGCAACTCGCTGGAACCCAAACGGGACCTGCGAGCGGATGAGCTGCCGCAGGAAATTAAGGAGCTTGTGGGGCTCGATAAGTTTGAGGTCAAGCGCGACAAACGCGGGCGATTTTTGCCCGGTGCTCGCAAGGCTCAAGACGCGGAACTGAAGGACATTGTGCAGCCGTGGCCGCAGACGATCTCGGCCCCAAATTCACCGCCGAACTACCGCAAGGACTACACATTCAGCGGCAAGATTTTCAGCCGCTTTCGTGACCTGATTTTATTCATCGTCGAACCGAATCTGGCCTCAGTGGTGATCGGCCCGATCATCTTCGACAACAAAGACATCCCAGGGCTGCTGGAGTATGGTGGGACCACCGTGGCATACCGGCCGCGATGGTTTCTGGCTGAAGAAAACAAGGTTCGAGCATCGTTTGAGAAAAAGCCGGTTACCGTGGCTCCGCGGCCATACATGCGACCGGCATTTGATACGGCAATTGATCGACAGATTCCGAGGATTTTTAGGGACATATTCTGATGGCATACAAACACGGCCTTCGCGGCAAATTTTACGTTTCGGCCACACTGCATCAGGCTGGCACGTCAATCACGTGGTCCGAGGTTGACTTGACTGAATCCATCGGAATGGAGGATTCGCGAGCGGTTGCTGACGTGACCAACCGACGCGGCGAATTCACCACGCATGGAGTTGGGAAACGCACGCTGTCCTACACCGTGGCCTGCACCTACGATCCAGACGATGCAGCACAGGCGATTCTGTGGACCGCATACCGCAACGGGACGCCGATTGCAGTGGCCGACATGGATGGAGCTATTGCAACCGCAGGGACAAAGGGTGTTTTTGCAGACATGGTTGTGACATCGGCACCAAAGCCCAGCGATCTGGCCGCGTTCAATTCGGTCGAATTCACGCTGCAGCCCGCAGCCGTGAGCACGTACCAGCCGACGTTCCAGACGATTGCTGCACCGACGACCACGACTACCTGATCTGATTTTTGAATCCGTTTCACGCTCTCGGGGGAGCAACGATGAAACCTCAGCCAACCGTGCATTTTGTTCGCAACGCCGACGGCGGTTTGCAGTCATTCACGGCTATCCCATTCATGACTCTCGAGGAAGCTCGCGAGTATGGAGCAGCCAAAATTGCAGACCCGAATTTCATCCAGCAGCAGATTGCACAGGCATCCGCTGCGGTGAATGGAGGGGATAATGCCGCAGGTTAAACTGAAGCGCGGCCGTCAGCTCGAGTGTGAAGCCACACTCGGGCTGTTGCGCCGCATCAAACGGATTCATGGCATCGACCTGCTGAGCCGAGACGTGAAGGTCTTCGCGCAGTTTCTCGGACAGTCCGATGTTTGCTGGCCAGTGGTCTGCGAATTCTACGGTCTGCAGACTGAGGCACAGCAGGAGGAACTGGCGGAGACTGCCACCGGGGCTGACGTCGCAGCTCTGATTCGCGGAGTGAATGAGAGTCTTCGCGATTTTTTCCAATCAAGCGGCGAACCAGAGATGGCCGCCGCACTGGAGAAGGCGATCGAGACAGTGCAGGCAGGACGGCAGACTCTCGCTCAGAGGATCACGGCGACGGATCTGGTGAGCGAGATGACGCGGGAGATCCTCTCGATGGATTTGAGCCCTGGGAACTCGTCTACGCCGCAGCTGGTCGACTCAGCCTGAGCCCCGATCCTTACACCTGGCGGGAACTCGATACCATGGATCGGGCCCGCCGGTGTGAGGAGTGGGACAAGGTTTCTTCGGTCATGGCTGTGACTGTCGACGTGTGGTCGAAACGGCCCGGTGACATGCTCAGATTCAACCCGTACAAAATCGAAAAACCAAAGCCGCCGAAACCTGAGGTCAGTCCGTTTCTGCGGTGGTTGTGAGGTTCGCAAATGCCATCGAGTCGATCAGTACGAGCGGGCCGGGCATTCGTGGAATTTTTCCTCGAGGACAACCCGCTCAAACGTGGCCTCACCGTGGCAGAACGCCGCCTGCGGCAGTTCGGTGCAAGGGTCCAGAACATTGGTCGAACTGCATTCGCTGCGGGGTTTGGTGGGCTCGCCGCAACGGCCCTTCCAGTGGCTCAGCTGATCCAGTTTGATGATGCAATTCGGATGACTGGGGCAGTGTCGCAGGCCACTGGAGCACAGCTGGAGCAGCTCCGCGAAACGGCCCTCGAGTTAGGGCGAACCACCTCATTCACAGCGGTGCAGGTGGCTCAGCTGATGGGTGAGTTGGGCAGAGCTGGTTTCAGGCCGGATGAAATCGACACGATGACCGCCGCGGTCTTGAATCTCTCGCGAGCGAGCGGGACTGATGCTGTCATGTCCGCCGGCCTGATGGCCGCCACGCTCCGGCAGTTCTCGCTGGGAGCCGAGCACGCTACGCGAGTGGCTGACGTCCTGACGCTGGCGGCAAACTCGACATTCAACAGTGTCGACCAGCTGGGCGAGGCTCTCAGCTACGCTGGCCCGGTGGCCGCGGATCTCGGAATGTCCCTCGAGGATACCGTTGCAATTCTCGGAACGCTCGGAAACGTCGGCATTCAGGGCAGCAACGCAGGAACAGCACTCCGCCGCCTTGGGACGATCACAGCCGCCGAGGCAGACAAAATGCGGCAGCTGTTTGGGGTGGAATTTCTGGACGCGGCCGGCAATCTCCGGCCGCTGGTTACCGTCATGGGCGAACTGGCCAGGGCAACCAATGGCCTACCCAGTGGCCAGCGAATCGCCAAAATGAATGAGGCATTCGGCCTGCTGGGGATCACCGGGGCGACAGTGGTCGCAAACACCGCCGCCGAAACTGAGAGGCTTTCACAAGCCCTCATGAGTGCTGGTGGCACAGCAGAGCGGACCGCCAACCAAATGGACGCTGGGCCCGGCGGAGTGTGGCGACGATTTACCTCAGCGATCGAGGGAGCCGCAATTGCGATCGGGACTGCACTGTCTCCGATGCTCGAGCAATTCGGAACGTACATCACCGATCTCACCGGAAGAATCACTGGATGGATCGCGCAGAACCAGCAGCTGATCGTCTACGCTCTGAAGCTCACCGCTGTCGTGTTCACGGCTGGCGTGGCCCTGATCGCAACCGCAAAAATCCTGTCGTCTCTGGCTGTGGTGGCTGCGGCTGCCGGCTTGGCCGTGGCAATCGTGACGAAGATTTTTGCGATCGCGACCGCAGCCGCCGGCCTGCTGGGTTCCGCGGTCACTCTGATGCTGAATCCGTGGATTGCAATCCCGGTAGTTTTGGCCGCTGCTGGCGTGGCGATCGCAGGGGCTGACGTGAACCTGCAGGGCATGGCTAACACGATGCTGGCGACGTTCACGCCGGCATTCATGCAGGTGGTTGATATGGTCCGATCTGGTGACCTCGAGGGGGCTCTTGAGCTCGCCATGTCTTCAGCATGGGCCGCCATCCGAATCGGGCTGATAAACATCCGATCCGGGATGAATGAAATGGGCATCACGATCCGCGAAATTTGGGCTCAGCTGTGGAACAACATCACGCTGGCTCCGGCCTCCGCGGTGGCGATGATTCAGGACAAGATTCAGGAACTGACCGACTGGGCCAACAGCATGGTCGGCCGCGACGTTCCACAGCGAATCAGCAACGTTGAAAAGCTGAATCAGATGGTCCGAGCCGAAGAGGACCAGCGACAGGCCGCATACGAGGCCGAGCGGCAGGCTTACGCCGCCGAGGTGCAGGCTGTTCAGCTCGAGCTGCAGACCGCAGTGGATCAGGCAAAGGCCCGCAGCGAGGTGCTCAAAAAGGACCAAAAACAGATCTCGCAGATTGATCCGAATCAGCCCGGCGGAACCTCACCGGGCAACCAGCTGGCCACGCAGGTACGCCGCAACGTGACCGCGGTCCAGCAGGAGCGGGCCGCATTCGTCGACGCTGTGGACAAACGCACGCAGGAAGGGCAGCGAGCGATTTACGAATCGCTGAATCAGCAGGCCGCACAGGACGAGACAACAGAGGCGGTCAAATCGCTTGAGGGAACGCTCGAGGATGAGTTTGAGCGGACCCGCCGCGAAAACCGCCAGAATGCAGTCGTGATCAAAGGGAGCCGCAGATAATGGCACTGCCACAGGCCAGACTTTGGCGCCGCGAACTCGCCCACCAGCGAGACGGCGAGCTGACGTATCCTCAGGATGGCACGCCTGAGCGCCGCGTGACTGAATACTGGAACCTGATCTGCCTGACCGATCAGGCCGACATGTCAGAGGATCTCTGCGCCGCCCTGTTTCCGGATCTGGCCCCAGGCATCTACCGCCAAAACGGCTACTATGTCGAGCGGCTGAAGATTGAAAAACTCGCGAGCTCCGAACACTGTCAGGCGGTTGTCGAAACTGTGCTTCGCGTGGGCTCAGGCCGCGGGACTGTGTACGATCCGAATCCGCTCCGCCGCCCACTGAGGTGGGAAGTGGACACCGATTTTGAAGAGATTCCCGCGGAAGTCGACGGCGAGGGAAATCAGCTGGTGAATACCGCCGGCGAGCAGCTGATCGGCATCGTCCGCGAGGAGCAGATTTTGGTGTTCAATGCCACGCGATACGTGACGCAGATACCGCAGTGGCTGGGGCAGTTTGCCCATGTCTGCTGCAACTCCGAACCAGTCGATCTGGATGGATTCATCGCAGCCCCCGAGACGCTGAAAATGAAGGGGGTTCGCCTCAGCCTGCCACAGTACACTGAGGTGGATGGCCGCGAGGTGGAGTACCGGGAAATGCCCCTGCAATTCCTGTATCGTGAGACCACGTGGCGGACGGAATATTTGAATCAGGGGCTGACGGAATACTTCCCGCCGAAACCCATTTACGCACCGTGGGAACAGACGCTCATCGGTCAGCCGCGGAAGATCCTGGCCTACACTCAGGAGATTCGTAGACCAGCCACAGACTCCGCTGGTAAACAGGTGCAAAAACCGGTACCACTAAACAAGGACGGCAACCAGATCCGCGAATACAAAAACGTGGCACCGCCAGATCAAACTCCACAGTTTGAGTGGGTGCTGAAACAGAAACTGGACAAGGCGGATCTGCATTTTGTTTCGTACCTGATCCCGCGAAAACTCGATTTTAACCTGCTGTTTACCTGAGGTGAAAAATGCCCCTGAATAAATTTCGCGGCGACGCTCTCCCGCAGCCGAAAGTTGTCCGCCTGCTGTCTCCGCAGACCGCCGGAATCGTCGAGGCTGAGATCACCTGCGGATCTCGAGTGTTTAAGTTCTCGACGTGGAACGCCGCCACGATTGCGAGCACGCTGCAGAATTCGGGGGCTCCGGAATTCGCGAACCTCGCATTCACGGCGAGCAATGGCGACGTGGTTTGCGCTGGCCCTGATGACGATGATTTCATCATCTCGATGAGTCTCCGCCCCACCGTGACCGTGGCCAACGATCTCGGGGCAACGCCAGTGAATCAGATCACCGCCCTCAATTTCGCCGGGGCTCGGGCCGGTACGTACAAGCTCACAATCAACGGTGTGACAACCAGCTCGATCACCTACGGCGACGCGGCGGGGCTGCTCACAGCGATCGCAGGAACCACGGGCAAGGCCTCCGCAGTGACAATCCGATCGGCGACGCCTGATCAGATTCTGCTGGAGTGGATTGGCGAACTGGCAGCCGTTCCGGTGGCTGTCGTGATGGATGCGAGCACGCTGCAGAATGGGACTGTGGTGAATGTCCGCGAACGCACTCCATACCGAGCTGGCCCGCATGACGTGTGGATGCTCGGAGTCGAAAGCAACTCGACGTTCACTCTGACGATTGACGGCAATTCTGCCACAGTGCGATCGGATGACGGGATTGACCGCGTGAGGCAGATCGTCAAATCGCTGGCCACCAATAACGTCGAGGTCTACGGCGGGATTTTGGCCAGTGGTGCAGGCGTTACCGGCGCTCACTACGTTCTCGATTTTGTGGGCTACACCTCAGCCAGCCGCCCAACGATTTCGATCAGCAGTGTGGTGGGTGCAACGGCCCTGAAAATTCTGAACAACCCGACTGCACAGCTCTCAGTTACCACAGCATTCGGCACCACAAATTCGAACCGCGGTTACGCTGCTCACTGGCTGCTCGATTTCACCACTGGAAACACGATCACACTGGAGTATCAGGGCCGGCAGGTGACGCTGACAAATGCCGGGGCAACGGTGCAGCCTGACTACAGCAGCACGGCGCAGAATGCGGCCTATTCAGATGCTGCCATTGCCGCCGCAAATTCACTGAATGACATCAGCGACTTCAGCGACTTTCTCGGAATCGTCGGTGTGCACATCGGAAACTCGGAGCAATGGGGGGCCGCCAGCTATGCCCCAGGCTCATTCTACCACCCCCAGTTGATTCACCTGATCGACAACGCATCGACGCTGGCCGCTGCGGCAATCGACGGCAGTTTCCGGCAGGTTGGCGGGACTGGTGTGCTCCGCAAAATCAACGACGCCGGCAGCGCTGCCGCCGGAGCTGTCCACGCGATCTCACTGCCAGCTCGCACGAGCTCCGGTACGTTCCGCCTGACGCTGCCTGAGGGTCTGACTGCGGCAATCGCGTGGAACGCCTCAGCCGCGACCGTAGAGGCTCAGTTTGACGGCCTCATCCCCAGCGGGGTATCCGTCACCGGATCCGGCACTGAGGCCAGCCCGTGGCTGGTGACCTATGCCGCCTCGCAGCGGGTGCGAGTGCTGCCGGTACCAACCGCGGTGGCTCTCGGGGGCAACGGGACGGGATCCGCGACTGTCTACCGTGAGCACGTGGTCGCACGCACGCAGACCGCCACAATCGCCGTGAGCCGCTCTGCAGTCACCGGCGGATTCTATCTGACCTTCGGCACTGAGGGCCCGCTGTACGTGGCTGTGGGCACGTCCGCGGCCTCACTCAGGACTCTGCTGGCAACGCTGCCATCAATCGGCAGTGTGGATAACGTGGTGGTCACCTATTCGTCGGACTCCACCAGCTATCTGATCACGTTCACCAGCGGGCTGTCGAGCAAGCTGCTGCCGCTGTTTGCGATCCAGCTGAACGCGATCGACGTCTCGACGGTCAACACGCTGTCAGTGAGCCAGCGAGCCACTGGGCCGCGGAACTGGGCGGACCCAACCAACTGGACGCTGGGCCGTGTGCCAGGGGCTCTCGATGACGTGACAATCGACAACGCCGCCGGCGATCTCCGCTATGGTCTGCGGCAGTGGGTGCCGGTGACTGTCGAGACGATCTACACGCCACTGCCGACAACCACGACCAGTTCGACCACAACCACCACGGCCGCTCCGCTGGGGGCCCTGAATCGACTGCGGGCGGTTGGTGGGCACGATTTCAGGACTGGCCAGATTGTGCGACTGCAGTCGACGGGGACGATTCCCGCGGGGCTGTCAGCCGGCACCAGCTACTACGTTTTGGACGCGGACAACGAAGCCGGGACATTCCAACTGTCCGCGACCGCAACCGGCAGCCCGATCACGATCACCAGCGCAGGATCCGGCACGATCTACTGTGGGCTGCAGGTGGCATCGTTCCGGATCTCCGCAGCCTACACCTCGCAGCTGGGCCGCAGTGAGAGAACCTCGATCAACAATTCCGTGGAGTACCTGCCGCGATATCTGTCTGTCGGTGTGCCATCAGGGACCGCCGCGGAAATTGGTCTCGGGCTGGGCCGCGGATCTTCGCTGATCCGTCTTGATCTCGGCATCTCCGCCGGTACACTGCGAGTGGTGCGGACGGGGACGAGTGACGAGCAGGATAAGGCCGCCTGCTGTGCGCTGCTGAACAACACCAGTGCGACGGCTGAGGTGATCACAGGTGAGCTGGGGCTAGCTGCATTCGACGGCGAGTCGGTGACGCTGGGGACGCTGGAGCAAAATAACGGGCTGGTGGTTGGCGGTGCGGTGGCTCTCGGGACACTCACCAAAAACGCCGGCCGCATGATCATGCGACAGCTCACTGCGAGTGGAGTGGTGACGATTCGGGGGTGATAGGTGGCAGAGGAATTATTCGCGATTGAGCCGGCAGACCGCCGGCCGTTCAACGACCTGGTGGACTGGTGGAGGCGGGTGGCAATTAACGGCCCGCAGTTCTCCGCCGGCGGCGGGGCTGAGGCTGTGCCGCTGATGATTCTGCGAGCTCCCGAGGGCTGGACTCTCGGGCGCTACGCTCCCATGATCGTCGACGCCGCTTACCCCTACAGTTACGACGTCTGTCTGATCGGTTATCCGGCGGCCTACAATGCGGGACAGATCCAGCCGGGAACATTCCGCGTAGCATGGCAGGGCGTGCAGTCCCAGCCGATCCCGTTTAACGCGACGGCGGTCCAATTCCGGGCCGCCCTGCCACAACCGCTGCGGGATCTGTGCAAGGTCACCGGCGGGACGATCACGGACACTGTGGCCACTGGCGAAACGTACTATCCCGGCCGATGGTTTGTTTCGCTGCCGGAGCGATTCTCCGGCCTGACCGCAGTACCACTGACCGCTGGCACGCTAGACACGGTGGTCCTGCGGGTCTCGGAATCGCCGCTGTCGGTGGCTCCGATGGTGTTCCCCTGCTGGTGTCTGGTCAACCGCACAACCTCGCCGCGGATCGCAGCTGGGGCCCTCGCACTGGGCTGGTACACTCAGGGACTGGGGCTGATGATCGGGGCTGTTGAACCTCGCATTTACGAAGAATACAGCGGGATCATTTATCAGCCGACCACGACAACCACGGCCGCTCCGACAGGGCCGACCACAACCACGACCGCGGGACCGACAACAACCACAACCACAGCAACGCCGACAACCACAACACCAGCGGAAACCACCACCACCCCAGGCGGACTAATGCCCCCATGAAACTGACAATCGGATTCGCGACACACAACGATTTTGATGGCCTGTATTTCTCGCTTAACGCTCTCCGACTGTATCACTCGCATGTGATAGAGGACGTGGAGCTAATCGTCATCGACAACGCCCCGGACTCACCATGTGGGCAGCGGGCGAAGGGCCTGTTCAGCCACATAAACTCCGGCATTCAAAGTGGTCAGCCGGGGCATCCGTTTTCCGCTCGCTGGATACCGTTCGGCGAGATTCAGGGGACGTCCGCACCGCGGGATAGGATATTCCACGAAGCCGCCGGCGATGCTGTGCTGGTGATGGATTCGCATGTTATGCTGGTGGGCGGAGCCGTTGAAAAACTGCTGGCGTTTTACCGCCAAAATCCAGACTGCAGAGACCTATTGTCAGGCCCGCTGCTGCTGGATAATCACTCCACAGTCTACACGCATTTTACCGACACGTGGCGAGATGGCATGTGGGGGACGTGGGGCATCGACGATCGGGGCCGAGACATCGACGCGGAGCCGTTTTCCATTCCCGCCATGGGGCTCGGATTGTTCAGTTGCCGCCGCGATGCGTGGCTGGGCTTCAATCCGCATTTCCGCGAGTTTGGCGGGGAAGAATGGTACATCCATGAGAAGTTTCGCAAGGCCGGCTACGACTGCAAATGCCTGCCGTTCCTGCGATGGCAGCACAGATTCGGCGATCCGGTGGGCGGCAGAAAATCACCGCTTAGCCTCCATGGAAAGATCCGCAATTTTATGATCGGACATCAGGAGCTTGGGATTAGTCTGGAGCGACTGCGGAACCACTACGTCTACGGGATTAACGAGGATACCGGGCTGGGTGAATCCCGCGATGGCCGCCTGACGTCGGCACAGTTTGCGACGCTGGCCAGCAATCCGATAGCCTACCCTGCACTCTCACTGTTCTGCTGAGGCATCCCATGCGAATCCCCGCATTCATTACATCACGCGATCTCACGTCAGTAATCGACATGGCTGAGAAGCTGCGGCAGTGCAGGGCGATTAGCTCGGTTTGGGTCTTGGATTGCAACTCAACCTACAGGCCGCTGCTGGAAGCCTATTCGCGTTTGTCCGGCGGAATCTCAGTTTCCTACGGTCAGAACCACGGCTGCAGGGCATACTGGGAGCGATTTAAGTTTGTGAACGCACCACCGTTCTATCTCGTCACAGACGGGGATCTGGACATCAGCCATTGGACCGGCGAGGAAATCGACATCATGCTGGATCGGCTGCGGAGTCAGCAGCAGCTGATCAAGGTGGGATCTGCCTTGTCGATTAACGACCTGCCGGACACCGAGCTGGGCCGCAAGGCATTCAAGCACGAGTCGCAGTTTTGGACTCACCAAACCGGACCGGGATTTTTCGCAGCCGACATCGACACGACGCTGGCAATTTATCGCACGCCGGACTGGCATGGATATTACCCAGCGGAACGCTGTAGCTTAGCGATGGCACGGCACCTCCCATGGTATCTTGACATCAACAATCTGCCAGACGATCACAGGCACTATCTGAGCCGCGATGATCATCAAGCTGGCACACACTGGAGCGGACTACTGCGATGCAAAACCAACTGATCCTGCCACGTGTCACGTGGATTACACCGACTTACTGCCGGCCGCAAACGCTGCCGAATTTGATCGCCTGTTTTCAGGCTCAGCAGTATCCGCCAGAGCAACTGCAACTGATCATCCTCGACGATGCTGGCCAGTATTCTGAGGACTGCCGCGGAGATCGGTGGAAGGTGATTTCGATTAACCAGCGATTCAACTCGCTGCCGGGCAAATTTAACGCCTTGGTTTCACTCGCTGAGATTGGCGATGAACATGACATCATCATCGTGGCGGAGGATGATGATTCATTCCTGCCGCATCATACGATGGCTCATGTGACAGCATTGGAAGATGGCGATTTCAGTAAGCCCTCGCAAGTGCTCAGTGATTACGGCTGCAGCCTTGGTGAGGCGATTATTGAGGAGGCTGCTGGCAGATTTCACGGCTCGATCGCATTCCGCCGAACTCACTGGGCTGAGCGCGGCGGATGGCCGCTCACTGACGCCGCAAATTTTGATCAGCAGATGATGAGTCATTTCGCGGCCGCCGGCAAGACAGTCGACCCATGTCAGTATGCTCCACCGTCCTACGTTTTTCGCTGGCATACCAACCAGTACCACGGGCAATCACTGGCCAGCGGGCCGGCAGATACGCAGTGGTACCGGGACCACGAGCGGCAGCAGCTCGGACGCGAATGGGTCCAGACACTCAGCCCCCAGCTCGATATCTACACGCAGGTACTGTATGCACGCGAGCACAATCTGTAATCCGTGGAATCCCATGCCGGGCTGGCTGCACCCTGGGGCCCTCGATGACCCGATGGCCCCCGAGATTGCGGTGACCAACCGCGGGTGTTTCGACGCTATCGGTGTGCCGTACCTGATCGCAGTCTATCAGGACGATACGCTGATCGACGTCTGCCGGCGGGTGCTGCAGACCACTGGCTATCTCGTCTCATATGACACGACACTGCTGGCGAATCTGGTGGCGACTGAGGGACCGGAGCGCGGCAGCCGCATTTATCGCGACCTGTTCAACTGGCAGTTCTGCCGGCGGCGAAACACCAGTACGCTGAATGAGAATTTGGCCGGTTTTTTCTGGTCCGGATCGGGCCGCGAGCACCCAAAATGGACCGGCAAAACCTACACGATTCAGGCCAACGAATACCTGCCGCCGGGAGCTCGATTCGCCGAGCCGCCGGAGAATCCACCAGTGGCTGGCAGGCCGACGATTACCGAGGGTGATGACCTGCGGCGATGGTCGATGTTTTCGCGGACCGCTCCGCAGACGATCGACCCACCGACACCCTACGACGTCTGGCAGTCATACGATGCGGAGCCGGGGACCACAGCGGGCCTGCCTGCCGACGTCTACCGGAGCGGCGTTTTTCCGTTTCCGGAGGTGATTTTGTGGGGCTGCAGCCCCGTAAATCTCATGGACCGCATCCATCTAAAGCCACTCCAACTCTGAAGGCGACGCAAAAACACGGCAGTTTTCACGATTTCCGGAGTTTTTTGAAAAAAGAGGGAAAGTGGAATTGCCACCGCTGCCGAATATTGTACTATTCCCCTGTCGACGCAAGACGGTGCGAACGACAGAGTGACACGGTGACAACCAGTCGGAAAAGTATTCCGGCGATATCTCAGGGAACAGGGACAATGAACAACGCATACGCAACGACCTATCATCGAGACCGCTCAGTGACTGTATGGGACGTGTATTCTCAGCAGTGGCTGCGAACCAGCCGTCCGAGCGATCGCATTTTGTCCAGTCTGTCAGCGAGCGAGCGAAGCCGCGTGGTCCTGCACTGCTCAGGCGGACCGGCACTGACGAGCAAATTTACGACGATCGCGACGGTTGGGTTTTCTGGCAGTGTCAGCAGCAACCAGAATCCAGCAGCACACGGGGCCGTCTGCCACCTGCAGGCCCGCAAGACTGCCGATGGCATCGTCGGCCGCAAGGTCAACAGCAACGGTCGCCACAGCGAGACGGGCAAGGCCTTCCAGCTCGATGCTGACACGCTGGCACAGTGGCAGCGGATTGACCGCTGCTCACGCTAATCTGACATCGCAGGCGAAACGGTGTGAGCCTTAACTGATCACCGTGACAGCCGGAGAGACGGCATTTTCCACGCTTTTCCTATGGAGCAGGGAATCATGTCGACGCCAGTCATCCGCAATATCGAGTACCTCGTCTGTGTCCGCACTATGTCGGGGGTGGTGCAGGTTTTCGGCCGCTACACCACCCGCGAGCAAGCCGCCACCATCGCCGAGTTGGTCGATGGGTGGGTCGAGGCCAATTTCATCTGACGTTTTTTTCAGCATAAAACAGGAGCTCTGCTCCTGTTTTTTCAACCACAAAACAGGAGCTCTATCATGGTTTCACGAAACTCCATCACCGAACGCAACGCATTCCTCTCGACCAAACGTAACGAGATTCTCACCGCTGGTCTCTCCGCCCAGCTCTCGCAGTGGGAATGGGATGCTGAGTGGCCAGTGGTCGATACCGATGGCTGCCTCACGGGCAAGATCGTCGGACCTGATCCGGATTACACCGTGGTCGACGTAATGCAGGCCCCGAGCGGCGACTACTACGCGACCGCGTACCACAACGGATCGGTCGGCAGCATGGCCATGTGCCCGACGGCGAGCATGCAGCAGCGAGAGAGGCTGCTGGTGGCCGCCGGTGAGTGTGAGTGCCACGAAAATGTGGTGGAGGTCAGCATCGCCGAGGGGCCGCGTGGGTGGATTGCGGTGGTGGCATTTGAGGCCGCCAACCACGCGACGCTGGTCAGCCTGCTCCGCCAGATCGGGAGGCTGCAGCCATGAGTCGACCAATCCGAGGCAATACCGGGGCCCTGTATCAGGCGGTGGCTCAGTCCGCCAGCCAGTTGGCTGGGCCGTTATTCGACGACTCGACTGGCACACTGGAGCAGCGGATTCGGCACTGCATCGACAACCCGATCAGTGGCGGGATCGTCCTGTCTCAGGTGCAGGTGCAGCATCTGCGGGGCCTGCTCGACGTTCTGGCGGCGGAGGAGGGTTGAGATGCAGACGGTGATCGGGTGTCTGATTGCAGTGGCGTTTGCGGTGGTTGTGGGGCTACAGATCGGGGGTGAGCAGTGATTGCGAGGCAGGTGACGTGGGCTGAGTTTTGGAATCATGACGTGCAGTTCGGCTTTGTGTGCGGCGTGTTCGTCGGGGTGATCGGATTGGCGGTGATGTTTTTCGCTCTGGATCTGCTGGCCTGGCTGATCGCCGGCCGACGGAAGCCGCAGCCGCCACCGGCGGAGCGTATCCGCCGGTATGAGTCGCAGGGCGGACCAAACGGGCAAAGCTGGCGAAAATTTTGAACACACCCACACACCATACGCACGACAGCGCGTGATCCGGGCTAAGGGAGACCGGTGGGGCAGCCGCAAGTCTGCCGCAAACGATTTGCTGTGTGGCATTTTTTCGAAAGGGTAGTACAGTGCTGATTCTGAGCAGACGCAAATTCGAGGACATCGTGATCACCGCAGGTACGCAGCAGATCGTCGTGAGGCTGGTCGAGCTGCGGCCGGGAAAGGCGAGGATCGGCATCGAGGCCCCTGCCGGTGTTGAGGTTCATCGCAAGGAAATTCACGACATTATTCACGGGTGCCCGCCGCGACCGACGGCATGAATCCGCCACGAAACCAGCGGAATCGGTTGGGTGAGTACAGAGAGCCCGCGTAACGCAGCGCAATCCTGTACCAGATGACTCCGGAGGCGTCTCGGCTCTCTGGTGGGGAGTTCCACGGCTCGCAGCTGTGGCGGAGTCTTGCGGCGACGGTGCCGCTTGTGTGTGTGTCCTGTGACGGAGAGTGAGGATGGAATTCAGTTTCAACGACATTTTTGCGCCGCCTGCGAGGGCGGGGCAAAAGCCGGCAGCCGCAACGCCGCCGGCGACTGAGGCAGCGGCTAAGCCGGTGCCTGCATCGGCGGCGATTAAGCCGCTGCCGGAGGCCAAAGACATTCAGCGATCAAGCTGGTTTGTGTTTGATTTGGAGACGGTGCCGGATGAGACCCGCAGCCCGAAGCCTGAGGCCAAACAGCCTGAGCCGCGGCCGCCGGTCAGCTGCGATCTCGGAGACTTGCTGACAAAGCCCATCGCCAACATTAAGCCGATGCTGACGCGACTGGCCGAACCGCAGCTGCGGGAGTTGGCCACGATTGAAGCCGGCGGCAAAAACAGGGCAACGCTGCTGTCAGCGATCGCCGATGAGATCCAGATTCTAACCGGCTGCGATATGTCCGCGATCGACGAATGGAAGAGGCTCTCATTCAATCCTTTCGGCTGTCGTGTTGTGGCTGTTGGGGTGGCTCAGCAGAACGGGGTATTCGCCGAAGTGGCTCGCAACCTCGATGAGGAACGCAAGCTGTTGAGGAAGCTCTGGGGGTTCATTCACACTTGCCCGACGCGAATCGGGTACAATATCAACGCCTTTGACGATGCGGTGATTATCGCCCGCAGCATCATGTTGGGGCTCGAGGAACCATCAGCTCCACTGGACCGCCGCCGATTCGGCAACCGTGAGTCAGTGGACCTGATGACCGCATTGTTCCCGGCTGGCCAGCCGATGAAACTGAAAGAGTTGTGCCGCCTGCTGCAGATTGTGCCGCCAGCAGGCTACGAAATGAGCGGCGATAAGGTTCTGGACTATGTCGAGGCCGGTGACTACGACACCGTGCTCAATTACGTTCATTCCGACGCGATCATTGAACGCGAACTGTTTTTGAAGGTTCGGAGTTTTGTGAAGCTCGATTGATTGTCACGTTTTTCTGTGTGTTTGTGTGGCTCGATTTTTCATTCTGAATGAGGTGACGCTATGAGTTCCGGATCCAACCACCAGCCTACTGAGCAGGAGACGCGGGCGGCGAACGCCCTGAGTGTCTACGCGAAAATCGCCGACCCGATGGCGGCGGTGGCTCAGCTGGGCGAACAGTTTTTCAAATCGCAGATTATGCGAGTCAGCACACCCGGTGACGGGGCTGTTTTGGCTCTCACGTGTATCTGTGAGGGCATCACTCCGCTCGAGTTTGTGCGGACGTACCACATCATCGAGGGCCGGCCCGCCATGCGAGCGGACGCGATGGCGGCGAAATTCCTCGCTGCTGGCGGGCTGATCGAGTGGCACGAAATCGGAGAGGCCGGCAAGCCTGCATCTGCCACGTTCACCTTCGGACGCCAGTCGATCCCGATGGCGTTTTCGCTCGAGGATGCTCGCCGCATGCTGGGCAAAACGAAGGACGGAGCGGACGTCATCGATAAACCCAACAGCAACTGGCAGAAAGACCCTGGGGCGATGCTGCGGGCGAGGCTGGTCAGCAAGGCAGTCCGCATTCTGGCCCCGCACATCGTGGTCGGTGTGTACACGCCGGAGGAACTGCAGGACGTGGCGGAGCCGACAGGAGCACCGCCGCAGCGATCCAGCCGCAAGGCCACAACGCCGCCGCCAGCTGATCCGCCAGCAGCCCCCGAGCCGCAGCCGGTGCAGGCGGTGCAGCAGCCGGTGACTGTCGAGACAGATCCTGACGTGATCGACGCGGATTTCACGGTGACGCCAACCGTCACCACAATCCCGCCGGAACATGTCGAGGTCAGCGAGGTGGTTCCTGTGATCAACACGACCGCAGACGACGATCTGCCGGTGACAGCCGAGCTGCTGCAGGAACTGGTAGCCGTGGCCAGCCAGTTCCCCGGCGAGAATGGTGCACGGATCACAGCAGACGAGATCAACGCTCGCCTGTGTCGGTTCGCGTCAGTGGACAGCCCCAGCGCTGCAACCCGCGGTCAGGTGCGGAGCCTGATCACCCGCTGCCGTGCGGCCCTCTCCCGTTGAATGGAGGCGAGTCGTGGCGCAGACATTCCACGGCGTTATCAGGGACGGTGAGGACGTCGAGGACATCGGTATCCGGTGGCATTGGCTGATGCACAGTCTGATCAGATTGGTTGGGCCTCGAGTCGTGTATGACGTGGGGCTGCAGGTACTGGAGTATCCGCCGACGTGGGTGGATACGCATCACGAGGCGGATCTGGTCGAGGCCGCCGTGTTCGAGTTTTTGAGGAGTCGGTACAGATGAGTTTTGAGTTTGACCTGAGCAATGTTCCAGAGGATGCGAGCCGCATTCAGGATGGTGGTGGGGATCGTCCAACACCCGGCCGCGGGATGGCAGTGATTCGCGAGTGGGTGGAGTATGGAGCCGTCAACGGACAGGCCCACAAACTGGCTCTCGAGCTGGTGGCATGGACTACGCCGACAGACGTCGGCAAGTTTCATGACGAGTCGATCTTCCATCAGGACCGCTCGGGGAAGGGCCACCCCATGAAACGGATGACGGCTCTGGCCTTGGCCGCCGGCCTGTTCACTCCGGCCGACGTGGCACGGTGGAAGGCGGAGCGGAAGAACCCCTCGATCGACATGCAGGCCATGGTGAACCGGCCCATCATGATCGAGCTGGCGGAAGAGCCGGACCAGAAGGACCCGAGCAAGAAATATCTTCGCATCGGCAACATCGGGCTGGGGTTCTGGCATTGCACGGACCCGCGAACAAAGGACTGGCCGAAGAACGCCAGTGTCCTGAACCGCTCGCTGTCGGTGATTGGGCAGTGGACCACGCCGACCAGCACGGCAGCACCGTCTGGCAGCAGGCCATTGCCGTGGTGATGGTCGGTGTGTTTTCGGTGACGCAAGGGGGCCGCAATCGTGGCCCCCGTTTTTTGGGAGAGTGACGGTGGTGGGGAAGTACGTTAAGCAGGTTAACGAGTCATTGTATGACGAAGGCCGCTATCCGATAGCTGTCGACGTCTATGACGTCTTGGTGGCCTTTAATGTGACCTGTCCGGCGATTCAACACGCAGTGAAAAAGCTGTTGTGCCCGGGGCAGCGAGGCACTAAGGACGCAATGCAGGATTTGCAGGAAGCTCGGTTTTCCATTGATCGCGCTATGCAGTTGCTGGCAGCGACATCGAGGGGGAAGAAATCGAAATGACTGCAAGGCTTCCAGAGATGGCAGACGCGGACATCGCCGCCATCGAAAAAACGATCTATGAATTCATCCGGCCGCATGTGACGCAGTGCGGCAAAATTGTGCGAATCCACGACATCCAAACGAATCTCATCGTCTGGCGGCGAAGGATCGAAACGATTTGCCGTGATGCTGGGGTATCGCTGAGCATCCCGCGAAACGTGGGCAACCGCGGTCCGTTGTGGGTCCGCATTAAACCTGGGCCTGAGATGTTTCAGCAGCGGCCGCAGTGGATGATCGGCACAGAGCGGACCTTTTCGGGTTGTGAGTACGACGGCCGCAAATTGTGCGAAGTGTGGAACAGCGAGGCGAAGGCCAAACGCGAACAGCACAGATTCCGCGTGGTGTTGGGTGGCTCTGTTCAGACTGGCGGCTGCATCTGCCAGAAAACACAAGTGGCCACGCTGACCAGTTGGACACACACAGTGAAAATCCTGAAGCACGAAAAAGGCTACGTAACGACGCAGCACGTGAAGGGCAAAACAACCGCCGACATCCGCGCTCAGATCTGGGCTCTCAGCGAACTGGAAACTTGCCTGATTGATTGCCAGCGACAGCGGGCTTACAAGATCGTAGAGTCGCAACGGCTCAGATATCGCGACAGGGTGAGGCGATTCCGTTTTAAGGTGATTGATACACCAGAGGGTAAGCGACTGCGGGTTTTGCGAATGGTGGATCGCCCGCTGTACGATCTGGGCAACTGGCAGGTGGAGGAGGAACGCCAGTTCTCTGGCCATGCCCGCAACCGCTGGAGACTGCTGGCACGCCTGAACCGCGATTTTGCGAAGAACAGACCACAGGCGGCAATCTACGAAACATCCTGCTACACCGAAACGACCTTTACCATTAAGCGAGTACGATGATGCGAAACGAGGAATTAACCGCTGTATTTCTCAGCGAGGATTACGTGTTTGAAAACGACGGTCCGGAAACGCGATCCGTTGTCATTACGGTCCGGCTGCCGAACCGCGAAACACTCCGCTGCCGCGGGCTGGCGGCTGATGGCTCATTCAGCAAGGGCCTGCAATATCGCCTGTTTGGCCACTACTCAAACCACGCGAAATACGGGCGGCAGTTCGCGTTCAACTCATTCGTCGAGGAAACGCCGCTGGACCCTGAGGCTGTGGTCAGCTACCTGATGCAGTGCCGCGGACCTGATCGCGGCAGCATCAGCATGAGGGTGGCTGAGGCACTGGTCGACAAATACGGAGTCGATGCGGTGCAGCGGCTGATCGACAACCCAGACGAGGCCGCCGAGGGGATTAAGTTGTGGGACGCAACCAAAGCGGGAATCGCCGCCAAAATTCTCGGGACACAACGGCTGACACAGCGGACAAAAATTGATCTGATCCAGTTGTTCGACGGATTCAAATTTCCCAAAAAGACAGTCGACGCCGCCATCAGAAAATTCGGGGCCGCGGCATCGTCACAGATCCGGCAGAACCCGTTCCTGCTGTGTTCGTTCCGCGGCATCGGATTCAAATTGGCGGACCAGTTATATTGCTCGCTGTGTCGTGAGAAGTACGGCGGCGACAGCGAGAAGCTGGCGGAGGCGATGGCTGGCCCGTTCCGCCAGATGCACGCCCTGTGGGACACAGTTTCGACTGAGACCCGCAGCACCGGCAGCACGTGGCACGCCACGCTGCATATGGTCGGGCGGCTGAATGGACTGATCGGTCCGCGGGCGAACGCCAAACAGGCGATTGAGGACGCCGAGCGTGATGCGATTCTGCGTCTGAGCCCATGCCGAAAATTCATCGCTCTCGAGTCGGCTGCCAGCCATGAGCTCGATATTGCCATGGCTGTTGGCAATGCAAAAATGAGTGGCTCGCTGGAGTGGCCGACAATCACCGACATCGCACGTCAAGCCCCTGACGGCAAGCCCCTCAGCGGTCACCAGTTGGCGGCGATCGAGATCGCGACATCTCAGCGCTACGGCTGCCTGCAGGGCTCGCCGGGTGTGGGCAAGACGTTCTCGGTGGCCTGCATTGTGAAGGCGATCATGGAAGCCCATGGTATTGAGAACGTAGGTGTGGCAGCTCCGACAGGCAAGGCCGCGGTCAGAATGACTCAGGCAATGGTGAGCAATGGGGTACACGTTCAGGCCTGCACCATCCACCGAATGCTGCAGGTAAAAACTGGCGGTGAGGGTGGCGGCTGGAGTTTTCATCACAACGCCAAAAATCCGCTGCCGTTCAGATTCCTCGTCATCGACGAATCGTCGATGATCGACACTGACCTGATGGCCGCATTGCTGCGAGCCTGCTCAGTGCAGTGTCATATCCTGCTGGCCGGCGACAGCAACCAGCTGCCGCCGGTGGGCCATGGCAGGCCGTTTCTGGACCTGCAGGAAGTTTTGCCGACGGGACGCCTCACTGAGATCCGCCGCAACTCCGGCCTGATCGTCCAGTGTTGTGCCTCGATTCGGGACGATCGCAAATTTCTGTCGGTGCCGCAGATGGATCTGGACCGCGGAGACAATTTGATTCTGGTGAATTCGCCTGATGAGGATTCGATTCGAACCGTCGAAAGGCTGCTCGAGGGCGCTCAAAGATTGACCAACAACGTGGTCGATGACGTGCAGATTCTTTGTGCAAAAAATGACCGCCGAGTCGAGTTGAACAAGATGCTGCAGGAATTATTGAACGGCAACAAAACGCAGGTTAAGGGGAATCCGTTCCGCGTGGGCGATAAGATCGTCTGTGTGAAAAACGGGGCCTACCCTGACGCCCACGATAGACTGCAGACACATTTCGTGGCGAATGGCGAATTGGGCTCAGTCCGCGAGATCAATCCCGGAAGAATGATCGTGCTGCTGCAGGATCCAATCCGCGAGGTGATCGTCACCTACTCTGCCGCCAGCACTGAGGGACAGCCTGCTGAGGGTGAACAGGCCCGCGGGGCTGTCGGCGACTGGGATCTGGGATACTGTCTTAGCGGTCATCGTTCGCAGGGTTCTCAGTGGCCCTGGGTGATCGTCCTGATTGATCGGGCCGGCGCTATGGTGCAAAGCCGGAACTGGACCTACACTGTCATCAGTCGAGCGGAGAGAGCCACGTTTGTGGTTGGGACGGCCGCGACGATTGACCAGAGCATGAGACGTGACGGGCTGACAGGACGTGTGACCCTGTTGGTGGATGATATTCGACGGATCTCCGGCGCTCGCCGGAGACTGACTGTCGATGAGGTGTTTTCAGGAGCGGTGACATGAGCAGATTGATTGTGGCGATTCCCTATGCGAAATTCTCGAAGGCCCTGCGGCTGCTGGTGCCGCAGGCTCAAAAAAACCTGCAAAACCCGAACCTGCTGCTGGTGGTCAACCGCAGCGAAATGTCTGTCGAGTGCACCAACGGGAACATCCTGCTCTCTCACCGAATCGAGGTGGAATCCAATTTCACGGGCCAGATTGTTTTGCCGCCGCGGATCCTGCGAGCACTGCAAGCTGAGACTGGCGGATCGGTCCTGCTCATGCCGGGAGAGGACAACACTGTTGAGGTCCGGATCGGTGAGGATACGTGGGTGTTTCCCACTCAGGATCCCGGCGATTATCCGGCAGTCAACTGGTCCAGCGGGATTGATGGCAGCGTTCCGGCTGACAAATTCCTCGAGGCGATCAAATTCGTTGAGCACGCGATTGACCGGGACAACGGCAGCAGCAAATACGCCTTGAGCGGAGTCTGCCTTGAGATCCACTGGGGCTCAAAAATCTGGGTGCAGGCCACAGACGGCCGCCGCCTCGCATTCACGCAGGTGGAGCTGGCTGACGAGGCGGATGAGTCGAAGACCGGCAAAAAAACCGTGGTGATTCCTGCCGCGAATCTACCGACGCTGAAGGCCCTGTGTCAGCTCGACGATCGGATTGAGCTGGTGGAGAATGGTGACCAGCTGCAGTTCAGGGCAGGCTCGCTGATCGCGATCAGCAAGCTGATGGAGGGAAGATTTCCAGCGGTCCGCGGGACCGCAATCAAGGCCACGCCGTTTGCTGCCGTTGCCAGCGATCAGTTGGCCCAGGCGGTGCAGGTGGCGGCGGTGTGTGTGGATCCGGAGACCAGTGGAGTCGAGGTGGAATTCCGGCTGCCGCCAGTACCGTCAGAGAATTTAGAAGGTGATGGGGATTTGCCACCGACTGTTGTGGTGAGTTGCACCAGTACACTGGGGCGATCCACTGGCACTGGCTGGTGTTTGGTGGTTCACGAACCTCGCAAATTGACGATGAAGCCGGAGTACATTGCCGAGGCCCTGAAAAGCCTCGAGGAAAACACTCGCTGCGAGCTGCGATCGAATGAGGATGGCACGCTGCAGATTGATTGCTCAGTCGGTACCATGATCATTGCGGGAATGTCGACATGAACCTGAAAACGCAGGCCTACAGGACCGTGGCCAGCCTGTTTGGGATTCGGCAGCTACAGGATTTCCGCAGTGTTACAGCTGCGGAGATCTTGGCGGTGCAGGGAATCGGAAAAGCCTTTCTCAACAAGCTCCGCCTGCATCTGGCACACCACCAGATCGCACTCAGGCACGACAACCCGCCAGCCTATTGGCTGCAGGCCCTGACGCCGCCTGAAGATCCGGCTGAGGCCCGCGGTGTGTGTCCATTCACAATCGTCATCGACGTGAATGAGACGCTCCCGTTTCAGTTCGCGGACATCCTCGACAGCGACGACCGCCCCGTGAGTGTGCCGACCACGCGCCGCTCTCAGTGGTCCATCGGTCTGGCAGATTACTCGATCGACGGAATTGAGCATCTGGTACAGATCGAGCGGAAGGGCGATGACCTGCCATCGTCTCTCGGTGGCCGTCGCGAGGAATTTGAGGGCGAGATCCGCAGGCTGTCTGAGGGCTGCGAGTTTGCCGCTGTTGTGGTGGAGCATCCGTGGCGGGATTTCCTGCAGGACACTCACGAGCACGGAGCTCGGGCCCGCTCGATATTCCGCACCGTGCTCCAGTGGCAGATCGATTACCCCGGAGTACACTGGTGGTTTTGCGAGGGCAGGGCCCACGCTGAACAGGTGACGTTCCGGCTGCTGGAAAAATTCTGGTGGCAGCACCAGCGGCAGTTGGCGGAGCAGTCGTGGCAAACACGACTCGATCAGATTTTCAGTTGATTGTGTGGTGACATAACCACGTCAGCGGGTGCGAGCCGCCGACGTGTGCCTCTCGTTTCCAGTCCGGCAAACACCGGATTGCCGCCGTCTGCGCTCGCACCGCAGCGGCGGCGAATACATGCTGGAGATGCACGGTGGCAGCAGTCGTTCCATTTAACGCGGCGGACGTTCGGCGGACGCTGGAAATTTTCTGCGGCGGATCAGTCGCAGAGGTCCGGATCATCAACGCATTCGGGAGTAAATCCCGAACTGATGCGGGCTATTTCTCACGCTACGAAATCGCTGCAGGTGCGATCGCAGGCCATGCGATGCACCCGAAAAACTCCGGGATTTATTTCGTCCTGAATGAGTTTCCGGCGGACCTGCAGAACCGAGCAAACAACCGGATCGCGGAGCGAATTGACAGCACCGCAGCCGATGCGGACATCACTCGCCGGCGATGGTTTTTCATCGACTGCGATCCGAAGCGGCCGGCTGGCATTTCCTCGAGTGAGGCGGAGTGGTTGGCGGCCCGGGCGACTGCCGATGCAGTGGCTGCATTCCTCGCCAGCCGAGCATTCCCCGCACCGATCCTCGCGAGCTCCGGCAATGGGTGGCACCTGCACTACCGGATCGACGTCCCAAACAATGATGAGGCAACTGAGACGATTCGGAATGCACTGCGGGAGATTGCCAACCGATTCGACAACGGCAGTGTGAAAGTCGACACCAAAGTCTTCAATGCCGCCAGGGTCTGCAAATTGTACGGCACTGTCAGCCGCAAGGGTGACCACTCACCAGAGCGACCACACCGCGTGAGTGAGCTGGTGAAGGTGCCTGAGACGATCCATGTTTGTGACTGGTCGAAGATTGAGGCCTTGGCAGCGGAAGCCCCGAAAGAGAAGGCCAAAGGCACTCGCGAGCGAGGCAAAACGCGGCCGCGAAAATCAGTGGTCGATCGGGCCGCGGCGTACCTGTCGAAGATCCCGCCGGCAGTCTCAGGCGAGTCAGGCCATGACGTGACATTCCATGCGGCCTGTGTGCTGGTCAGAGACTTCGATCTGTCGATTGAGGATGCATTGCCGATCCTCGCTGAATGGAATGACCGCTGTTCTCCACCATGGTCCGATCGTGAGCTGCTGCACAAACTGACCGACGCGGACAAAGCTCCTGGCGAGCGTGGCAGAGCCCTGCAGTCGGACCGATGGGAACCGGATCCAATCCGGCCGCGTGAGCCGGCAGTGGTGGCAATCCCCGCTCATGTGCAGCTGGTGCAGGATCCGGATCCCGTGGTGATCCCGGAGCACCTCAAGCTGCACAAGGCGATTCTCGACACACTCGGAATCATCTACTGTGCTGCCGATGACACCAGCGCAGCGATCGAGATTTTCAGCGACGCCACCCGCAAGTTTTCACGGTTCAAGGATCCATCGAATATCAAGTACGAACAATTGGTGTTGGCCGCCGGTCATCCCGTGATGGTCCATGTTCAACGGGGCGGCGATGACTCGGGGCAGTTCACGCTGGCTCAGGTTAAGCTGGCCATCGCATCAGTGGCCGCTCAAACATCTGCAGTGACGGACAAGCGCGGAGTGGGTGTGTGGGAGAGCGGCTGTAATCTGGTCATTGTCTCGAGCCGCCAGCTCGGGATCCTGAACGGCAGCCCGCAGCTGTCGATCTCGCAGAATCCGGTCTTCAAAAATCAGGCCTACGACGTCGGCGACCGCTGCGAGTGGATCGACATGGATGCACTGGCAGACCAGATCTGCGGGGTTGGGGCGAAGCCCGGAACGCTGCACGTGGATGATGTTTTTGCGCTGCAGGCCCTGTTCGCGAAATGGTCATTCCGCAACCCAGACGGGGTGATTCCCGAGGTCCTGACGGGGCTGGTGATGGCCTCATTCGTCCAGACGCTTTGGCGGTGGAGGCCTCAGGTGTTTCTGATCGGCCAGGCCTACGCAGGGAAAACAACGATGATGCACGCGCTGGCCGCTCTGTTTGGCAAATTGCAGGCCAACTCCGCTCAGTCGTCTGCAGCTGGGATCCGGCAGGCCCTGCGGAATTCGGGCCGCATCGCCCTTTGTGATGAGCTCGAAAAAAATAAGCACCGCCCCGAAATCTTCGAGATGGTGCGATCATCGGGCCGCGGTGATGAGGTGTTCCGCGGAACCGCTGGCCAGCATGGGCACATGGCGTACAAATTGCAGCACATTTTCTGGTGTGCCTCGATCGAATCCGGCCTGCTGAATGAGGCGGACTCCAGCCGATTCATCGTGATCGAGCTGCAGAAAACCAACCAGAAAATCGACGTCCCGCAAAACGAGGATCTCGAGGCACTGGGGCGCAGGCTGGCGGCGACGGCGATCCTGAATGTCCGCCGAGCTCGGGAGGTGGCGGACTATTGCCTTGCTCGCCGGCCTGAAGGCGTTCACGGCCGCGTGTGCGAGTCATACGCAGTCCCGATCTCCATGTACTGCACATCGGTCGGGATGAGTGAGATCGAGGCTCTGGACCTGTTCTTGCGGGCTCTGGCGGGGATCTCCGAATCTGATCAGGTGGAGTCAGACGCGGAAATGCTGCTGCATGAATTGATGCTGTCCCAGATTCCGCTTCCAGGGGGCCGCAGGCTGTCGCTCGCGTATTGTCTGGAGCACAAGTACCAAAGCCAGATCGAAGAGTCTCTGGAGGCCGTGGGCGTTATTGCAGAGGGGGATGCGGT